ATTGATGCAGCAGCTGATGTAGCTAGAGAAAATAATATGGTAAGAGCTTTTGCTATAGCTCCTACCGCATCCTGCTCTTATCGTAGTAAGGATCGTGATGGGTACACATGTACGCCTGAAATAGCACCACCAATAGCTACCTCTGTAGATAGAGATAGTGGAACCTTTGGTGTACAACACTATGATTATGGCGATGTAGAAATCGCTAGTAAAGTCGGCTGGAATGCTTATAAAAAAGTAGCCGATGAAACAATTAAAATGTTTAATAACACGGGACTTCTTCACGGATACAGCTTCAACTCTTGGAGTGATGTTGTAACCTACGATAGACAATTCGTAGAAGAGTGGTTACTTTCACCCCAGACCTCCCTTTACTACAGTCTGCAAGTTATGGGAGACGTACAGGATAAGACAGATGCGTATGCAGCATTGGATCAAGCTGAAGTCGATGATTACTTGCAGGATATACTCGGTAAACCCGAGCCGATAACCTGCGATTGTCAAGAATGATGAGAAAAACACCGTATCAAAAATTAATGGACCGTAAGCGGAAGTGGTCCCCCGTAATCCCTACCGCTGGAATATTTAAAGATGGATCAGAAGATGCTATTAGACGTGCATTGGCAATACGTCACATGGAGCTACCAGTGGGAGAATTCATTACTGAAGCACTTGAAAAGGAAGTTCCCGAACACGCTCGGGAGCTTCTGCTCTCAAATGTTGAAGACGAGGTACGACATGATCTCGCACTGGGATATATTGTAGATGCACATGGAATTAAAGAAGATGCATCAGAAGAATTGGAGGCTAAAAGAATAAGAGATGCCTGGATTGCACACCCTGACCACACTATTACAAAAGCTTTGGTCGCAGAACGGGCCATCTTCTTCGTTCTACTCCCTATGTTTAGGTTTAATGGGGATGCTCCTCTTCGTACAGTATCTGCCGATATCTCCAGGGACGAGCAGATCCATGTCGGAACGAATTCTCTTGTATGTACTGAGTTGGGGTTATCTCCTTCTCCTTCTTTGGATAAACTTAGGAAGGCCACGATTAACTGGATTCTACAACCTCTAGGTATAAATACTGCCGATAAATATTTGGACAAAAAATTTTGGCTGGATGCTAGCGATTCCTTAATGTATCAAGGCAAAGCACCAAGCTTTTCTGAGACACAGCGAGCCCGCATGCCAGCTTTCTTCGAGCATAGCAATGTCAACCTACCCAAATACGCTTGAGCCATTACTCGGGCCAAACATCCAGTCTCTAGCATTAGAGATGGAAGATAAATTCCCACCTGTAAACCCACATCCCAAAGAGGAGTTGAACACTATCATGTATAAAGCAGGACAACGATCCGTTGTGGAGTGGTACAGAGAGAGGATCGATGAATAAAGATGAGCTAGAAAAGTATAAGCAGTCCTTACCTCCAGGTATGTTGAAAGATATGCAGATTGGAGGTAAGACTGAAGATCATGTAACCAATTCACTTGCTATTGGTGGTTTATATGGTGGAGCAAGAGCTGCACTACCAGCATTAGCAAGTGGAGCTAAGAACCTACTCAAGAATGAAGTAGGTAAGATGACTATCAGTGATACTGCATTTAAGAAAGGAATGTTACCTGAACTTACTAGAAGTGGTATTAAAAACTGGCAGCACCTAAGACCTTGGAAAGCATTCACACCTAAGATGTTAGCTACTGGTCCAACACCAGCCGCTGCATTAGGTGTAGGAGGATTAACTATACAGGGTGCTAATCAGGTAAGAAAAAACCCTCTAGGTATAAGAGATGCTTTCTTAAACAAGATAGGTACACCTGAACACTATAAACGTTTCGCACAATACCTTACAGGTGGAGTTAAAGGTGATGTAGTTACTGAGCTACCACGGAACATCTTACTTGATGTCGTTGGTGAGCATGTAAGAGGTGCTTACCCTGATAGAGATAAGCAGATACCACACCCTAACAACCCAGAAGGTTTATCTGATTTAGGACCAGCATGGATGGATAACCCTGCCTACGATCCTAAGAGTACATTACTAAGTACATATGGTAGTGGATACACAGGATCTAAACGTACACTAGGATCTCTAGGTCACCTAAACTTTGTACCAGAGAAAAATGATAAGGGTGAACTCATAGGTTACCGAATAAAAGATACATGGGATGTAGATCCTGATCGTAATTACAAGCCTTGGAAGAGTAAACATCATGGAGACCTTATAGAAGGAGGAGTCGTTGCAGCAAGAGCATATGACTTAGCTAAGAAACTTGGTACTGCTAAAGACTTTAAGTATGATGTCTTCATACCTATAGATCAATACAATGAACTAGAGAATGAGATTAAATCCAAGACTCAGTTCCAGAGAAAATTAGAGACACCAAGAGAAGATAAGAGACCACCACATAAGATAAAATGAGAGCCTTACTTGTACCACCCCATGAAGTACCTAGTGTATGGATTGAAGTAAAACCATTAATTGATAAAGCATTAGCTCACTCCCCAGAAGGAGCTGACGCTAATGATATGTTAAGACCAATCATCAATGGAGCATGCTTCTTATGGATAGTAGTTGAAGACCATGATATAGTATCCGTATGTTTTGGAGAAATTACAGAGTATCCAAATAAAAAAGGATTTCATATACATGGATGGTCTACTAAATCAGGCTTTGATTTTGATGAAGTCATGGAAACATTTAATGATTCTGTAATAAACTTTGCTAAGATTAATGGTTGTGATTTTATAGAGGCAAAGACCAGGAAAGGTCTTGCTAAAAAATTAAAAACTTTAAACTGGAATGACTCACATTCCTATGTAACACTTACACTTTAGGTAAAGAACTATGGGCGGCAAAAAAAGAAAAACCGTTTATCAAACAACACTCACACCTAATGACTATGATGACGCTTGGATCAGACAAAAGTTTGGCGAGCTAGATCAACAAGCATTAGGATTCTCTAACTGGCAGGCTGGTAGACAAGCTAGTTTAGGTAGAGAACAGGATATCAGAGATCAACTGCGTACAGGACTCTCTGGATTACAAGCAGATTTTGCTGGAGCTAGAGCTAATATTGAAAACCTACAAAGAGGGGAGCAAGCATTAACCTCAGACTTTGCAGGTCTGTCAGGAGCACAACAGCAACAAATGAAAGACCTATACAACCTAGCCCAAGAGGGTAAGGGAGTAACAGGTGTTAGATCACAAGGTGGTTTGACATTTACTAAACCAAGAGTATCAGGAACAGGCTCATTAAATAGAAATCAATTACAATCTGGATCACTTAATATCTAATAACAATGGCAACAGCTAAAGAACGTTATGACTATTTAACAAGTGATCGTTCCCAGTTTCTAAGCGAAGCAGAAGAGGCTTCTAAATTAACTCTACCTTATCTTATCCGTGGTCATGAAGAAAGAACCATGGGTATGAAACAACTTAAGACTCCATGGCAAAGCGTTGGTGCGAAGGGAGTAGTGGCATTAGCTTCAAAGCTATCACTGTCATTAGTCCCTCCACAGACCAGCTTCTTTAAGCTACAAGTAGATGAGTCTCAGTTAGGTGAGGAGTTTTCACCAGAAATGAAATCAGAAATAGACTTATCCTTTGCTAAGATAGAACGCACTATCCTTGATGCTATTGCTGCATCAGATGATCGTGTAGTAATACACCAAGCACTACAGCATTTAGTTGTCGGTGGTAATGCTCTTATCTTTATGGGCAAAGCAGGTCTTAAATTATTTCCTCTAAATCGCTACGTTATAGAACGAGATGGTAACGGTCAAGTAATTGAGATAGTCACAAAAGAACGTATCAATAAAAAGTTAATAGAACAAGACTTACCTAAAGAAGTTGAAGATAAATACTCAGCTCAGTCCCCTAATGAAGAGGGATATAATACAGCAGGTAAGGAAGAATGTGATGTATACACACACGTTAAACGTGATAATAATAGATACATCTGGCATCAAGAAGTATACGGTAAAGTAATTCCTAAATCAATAAGTAAAGCACCAGTAGATGCTACTCCGTGGTTACCTTTAAGGTTTAATACAGTAGATGGTGAAGCTTACGGTAGAGGTAGAGTAGGGCAATTCATAGGAGATCTTAAGTCTCTTGAAGCACTCTCTCAGGCTATCGTAGAAGGCTCTGCAGCGGCAGCTAAGGTTGTCTTTGTAGTATCACCCTCAAGCACAACTAAACCAGCCACTCTAGCCCAAGCAGGCAATGGAGCAATCGTTCAAGGACGACCAGACGATATCGGTGTTGTACAAGTAGGGAAGACTGCTGACTTCCAAACAGCTTACGAGCTAATGGGTCAGTTAGAGAAAAGATTAAGTGAGGCATTCCTTATACTTAATGTAAGGCAGTCAGAACGTACTACTGCTGAAGAAGTAAGGATGACTCAACTGGAATTGGAACAACAGTTAGGAGGATTATTCGGGTTATTAACAACAGAGTTCCTAGTCCCATATCTAAATAGAATATTAAATGTATTCCAAAAGACAGGAGAGATCCCACGTATACCTAAAGGATTAGTTAAACCAACCATTGTAGCTGGTATTAATAGTCTAGGTAGAGGACAAGATGTACAAGCATTAGGACAATTCCTCACTACCATTGCACAGACAATGGGTGCAGAAGCTATCCAACAGTACATTAATCCTGATGAACTTATTAAGCGGCTTGCTGCTGCTCAAGGTATTGACGTTCTTAATCTCGTTAAGAGTATGGAAGAAATACAAGGCCAGCAACAACAACAGATGCAACAACAAGCAGAGATGGAAGCAATAAAACAAACACCAGCTATGATGAATACACCATTAGCTGATCCAACTAAAAATCCTCAGCTTGAACAAGCATTAGCACCACCACCTGAAGAACAGATCTAATGGCAGAAACAATGACGTATGATGCGGGGACTGATACAGTCTCCACATCTGAAAACTTAACTCCAGACGAACAGAATTCTCTCGAAGTAGGAGAAGCAATGGAGGAACAGCAAGAGAGTATGCTTGCTGGTAAATATAAAAATGCTCAAGAACTAGAGAATGCTTATATAGAACTAGAGAAAAAATTGGGCGAAAAATCTGCACCGGATTCACAAGAACAAAGTTCTGAAGAGCCCGAGACAGAAGCAAAAACTGATACAGATGAGAAGCCTGAATCTCCTGATGGATATGCTTTCTTAGAAGACTTATATGAACAAGCTTCGTCTGAGAAAGGAGAGATCAGTAAGGATATGATGGATAAACTCAGTAGTATGAGTAAGCAGGATATTATACAAAACTTCCTACAGTTTAGAGCTGATGCTGAATCTAAATACCAAGCTATACCTGATCTATCACAACAAGATGTTAAAGAATTAAAAGGTTTGGTAGGTGGAGATCAGAACTATGCTAACATGTTACAGTGGGCTCAAACAAATCTAACTGAACAAGAGATAGGAATGTTTGATGCTGTCATGCAAAATGGTGATATTAATTCAGCTTTCTTTGCAGTCAATTCTTTAGCTCAACGATATAATGATAGAGTAGGATACGACGGTAAAATGTTAACAGGAAATGCACCTTCAAATAAAGGAGATACTTATCGTAGTCAAGCCGAAATGGTTGCTGCTATGAGTGATCCTAAATATGATAAAGACCCAGCATATCGTAGAGATGTGATGGAAAAAGTACAACGATCTGATTTAAATTTTTAACTATGCCAGGAAAAGAACCTAACCCAGAAGACGCTCCTTATAGACCATGGAAACCTGGTCCTTATGATAAGCCACCAAAGCCAAAGCCAAAGCCAACACCTAAATTAGCTAAACATGTGAATGCACATGATAAGGACGCACATAGGCGTAACACAGCTTAAAGAATGTGTGCCGACCTGACCTATCATCCTCGGCATCGTTCTTTATTTAACTATCAATGACTACTACAACTGAACCAGGTGGAAGGCAAAATAGATTTGCTACCGAACCTCAAGTAGAAGTAATATCACAACCTTATTTTGAGAATGCAGAGCGTGTCAATGGTCAACTAGCTATGATTGGTATCATTGCTGCCCTCGGTTCTTACATATTCACTGGACAAATTATTCCTGGAATCTTTTAATGAAAAAAATAGTACTTGCACTAACAGCATCTATCTTTACAGTTCCTGCAATCGCTGGACCTTATGTTAATGTAGAAACTAATGCTTCTTACACTGGCTCTGATTATACATCAAGAGCTACTGACTTACATGTAGGTTATGAGAATGCATTCGGATCACTTGATTACTATGTACAAGGTGGTAAGACAATCAACGCTGCAGATGGCGTTGACTCTGACTCAGCTTGGTCTGGTAAGTTCGGTGGTTCCGTAGCTGCTACAGATAAACTAGATGTTTATGGTGAGGTAGCCTTCTCAAATTTATTTGATGAAGATACCGACAACTCTTATGGTACAAAACTAGGCGTTAAATACGCATTCTAAATTATGACAACAATCTCAGTACAAAAATCCCCTCTTCAGAATTGGGATGAATTTTGTGACTGGGTTACGAGCACTAATAACCGCCTCTATGTGGGGTGGTTTGGTGTTCTTATGATACCCGCACTTTTAACAGCAGCAACCTGTTTTATTATCGCTTTCATCGCAGCACCGCCTGTAGACATAGACGGCATACGTGAACCAGTTGCTGGATCTTTACTTTATGGCAACAACATCATCTCAGGAGCAGTGGTCCCCAGCTCCAATGCCATCGGAATGCACTTCTACCCAATCTGGGAAGCAGCTAGTGTCGATGAATGGCTTTACAATGGCGGACCTTACCAGCTCGTTATCATGCACTTCCTCATTGGTATCTCTGCTTACATGGGACGACAATGGGAACTTAGTTACAGACTAGGAATGAGACCATGGATAACAGTAGCTTACTCAGCACCAGTATCAGCAGCCTTTGCTGTCTTCCTTATATATCCATTCGGACAGGGGAGTTTCAGTGATGGTATGCCTCTTGGTATTTCCGGTACTTTCAATTTTATGTTTGTCTTTCAAGCCGAACACAATATCCTCATGCATCCATTCCATATGTTGGGTGTTATTGGGATGTTCGGGGGAGCTTTATTCGCTGCTATGCACGGAAGTCTCGTTACTTCTTCAATCATCAGAGAGACTACTGAAACTGAATCACAAAACTATGGTTATAAATTTGGTCAAGAGGAAGAGACGTATAACATCGTCGCTGCTCATGGCTACTTCGGTAGATTAATTTTTCAATATGCAAGCTTTAATAATAGCCGTTCTCTTCATTTCTTTCTGGCCACTTTCCCAGTCGTTTGCGTATGGTTTACCTCTATGGGAATCTCAACTATGGCTTTCAATCTCAACGGCTTTAACTTCAATCAGTCTATCTTAGACTCAAGTGGTCGAGTAGTACCTACGTGGGCAGACGTTCTTAACCGTGCTAACTTAGGTATGGAAGTAATGCATGAAAGGAACGCACATAATTTTCCACTCGATCTAGCTTCAGCTGAAACATCTGAGGTTGCTCTAACAGCACCAACTATAGAATATGCCTAAGAAAAAAGAAAAAGGTACTAAAAAGCCTAGACCTACAAGACCTTCATATTAACGCCACGTCCGTTCATCCTGTCTAAGGACGCATGAAACCTAGTCATGGAACGGGGGCTAGGTACTATGAGGTATTATTATGTCTCCATTAGAACTTCAAGCTCGTGTTAAAGAGCAAGAATTTTTTAAAAAGGAACAAAAACTCAAGTATCGTGGCATAACTTACACCAAAAAGAATTAATGTCTCATCAAAGTAAAGGAAGAACTGCGTTTATTACGTCTTTCTCTCCTCAAACTCATCACAATAAACCAGAGGAACATCCTGATACTTTACCTAGTGACAAGCAACCTCCAGGTGTTGATGAAGAATACAATTCATTAGAAGAAGCATTAACTTCATGAAAGTGAATGAACTGTGGCTGGCAGTCTTCGGACTGCTGGCTATTTTTATATTTATCGAGGGATTACATACTCGATATCATCACAAAGCTGCACCTTATTGTGCAAGGATAGAGACACCTCAGAGTCGGATCTCTATCTAATTGGCATTGGCCCTTACGAGGATACCCTTTGCCGTCTAGACGGTGGGAAAGACCACGACAACTTAATAAAACTCGAGAAAAATTTTCAGCTGAAGAAATTATATAACTTAAATTTATCCCATATAAATGGCACATCAAAATAGTAATGAGCCTCTTGCCGATCTGACGCGGCCGGGTCAATCGAACTCGACCGGCGATTCAAGAGCTCTATACCTCAAGCTGTTTAGTGGAGAGATGTTCAAAGGCTTCCAGCGTAATACAATCGCTAGAGACCTTGTTACCAAGAGAACCCTGAAGAACGGTAAATCATTACAGTTCATCTACACGGGTCGCACCACAGCCGAGTACCATGTACCAGGCCAAAGCATCCTAGGTAACAGTGATGGAGCACCTCCAGTAGCTGAGAAGACGATCACTATTGACGATCTATTGATCTCTAGTGCATTCGTATATGAATTAGATGAGACACTTGCCCATTATGACTTACGTGGCGAGATCTCTAAGAAGATTGGTTATGCACTTGCAGAAAAGTATGACCGCCTAATCTTTAGAGCAATTGCTAAAGGTGCTCGTCAAGCCAGCCCTATCACGAAGGCAAACTTCGTTGAGCCAGGTGGAACACAGATCCAAGTAGGAGCTGGTTCTAATGCTGATGACGCACTAACAGCATCTACTCTTGTAACTGCATTCTATGATGCAGCTGCAGCTCTAGACGAGAAGGGAATCAGTAACGATGGTCGTTGTGCTGTCTTGAACCCAAGGCAATATTATGCTTTGATTAAAGATTGTTCTAACAACAACCTGATCAACCGTGACGTACAAGGTACAGCCTTACAAAGCGGAGAAGGAATCATTGAAATTGCAGGTATCCATATCTACAAGTCAATGAATGTACCATTCTTCAATAGATACGGTACTAAATATGCTCCTGCTTCAGGTGCATCTGCTGGTAGTGACCTTGATACAGTGAACCCAGGTAACACTGGTTCATTTGTTGAAGTATCTACTGAAGATGCTCGTTCTTCTGTTACAGGTATCAACAACAACTATGGTAACTCTTCTGACTTTGGTAACTCTTGTGGACTTATCTTCCAGAAGGAAGCCGCAGGTGTTGTCGAAGCAATTGGACCACAAGTTCAAGTAACATCTGGTGACATAAATGTAATCTACCAGGGTGATGTGATCCTCGGACGCCTAGCAATGGGTGCTGACTTCCTGAACCCAGCTGCTTGTGTAGAACTGTTCGCAGGAACTACAACTAAGCCAGCCGCATTCGGTACAACATATCCAGCTAACGCTTAATAGCTTATACATACGGGGGACTTCGGTTCCCCCTTTTTTCTTTAATAATAATTATGCCTTTTCCAACCACTAACGCCACGCAAGAATTACCTGCCATAAATCAAATACTGTCGTCATGTGGTCAGGCACCTGTAACCACGTTAGACACTACCAACCCTGACGTTGCGATAGCATACGACACGTTGCTGCAGGTAAATAGAGAGATACAAGCTGAAGGATGGACCTTCAATAGGGAACCTCATTATGAGTTTGTCCCTGATACAAATACTGAGATACCTATAGCTAGTAATATACTACAAATAAAATTATCTGAAACTGGTACTAATGGACAATATGATGGTACTAGAAGAAACGGTAAATTATATGATAGGTTACACCATAGATATACCTGGCCAGATCATAGCAAGGTAGAATGTGATGTGATATGGGAATTTGATTGGGTAGATATACCTGAACCTATACAGAATTTCATAGTAGCAAGAGCAGCTACAATAACATCACAAAGAATAATAGGAGATCCTAATCAATACCAAATGTTGCAAGAACAGGAGGCATTTGCTAGATCTACTGCATTAGAATATGAAACCTCTCAAGGTGAATATACTATTTTCGGACACCCATATGATAAGAGTAACTATTACTCTAGTTACAAACCATTTCAAGCACTTCAAAGATAATGCCAGCCATAAGCCAACGAGTTGATAATTATCTCGGTGGAGTATCAAGACAATCAGACGATAAAAAGCTTCCAGGCCAAGTTAAAGAGTGTCTTAATGGGTATCCAGATCCTACATTTGGACTCACTAAAAGACCCGGCTTTAATTGGATAGCGAATCTAGGTACTGGTACTACATACGATAATTCAAAATGGTTCTACATAGCTAGAACAAAAGATGAAAGATACATAGGATGTATCACTCCCAAACCTACTAGTGGTTTTGGGGATATAGATATATGGAATGTAGATGGTACAGCATGTACTGTTAACATGGATACATCTACATCAGTTAATGCAGTTAATTATTTAACAGGATCTCGTCTTAATTACGAAGTACTAACTGTACAAGATACATCTATTATAACAAATAACCTAGTTACTGTTGCTAAACAAGCTGATCCTACATTCAATGCTAACAGAAAAGCTACACTTGTATTAAGTGGTTCACCTGTTAGTAATGTATATACAGTAGTTGTTGACGGTAATACTATAACTCATACTTCTAATGCTAGTGGTACTTATGATTCTATTTTAACTGCAATTAAGACTGCTATTGATGCTCTGAGTATATCTGGTTTATCAACAGTTAAATATAGAGAGTCACTACAACTAACAGATAGTAATTCTACTATAACTATTACTGCTACAGGTGGTCAAGCAGGAGATTCTATGTATGTCTTCCAAGACCAGGTAGATAATGTAACAATGCTTCCACAACAGTCCTTCAATGGTCATGTGGTAAAAATTATGAATACAACTTCTACTGATGATACTTATTTTGCTAAATTTATAGCTGATGATGGTACATCTGGTCCTGGTCATTGGGCTGAAGGATTAGATCCTGCAACTTCTGTAGGATTAGATGCTTCTACAATGCCACATGAGCTTGTTAATTCATCACTCAATACCTTTACATTTAGACAGGTTAGTTGGACAGCAAGAGCTGTAGGGGATGATAATACTAACTCACACCCTAGTTTTGTAGGAGCAAAAATTCAAGCGGGATTCTTTTATAACAATAGATTAGGATTCTGTTCTGCCGATAATGTTTCTATGAGCCAGTCACAGGAGTTCTTTAACTTCTATCATACTTCAGCTCAAACAGTAACAGATGCTGATCCAATTGACTTAAGTGTATCTACTATTAGACCTGCTACTCTAGTTTCTGTTTTACCTACTACTCAGGGTTTACTTCTATTCAGTAAGGATCAACAGTTCCTACTGTCATCTGCTGATGGAGTTTTAACACCTACAACAGCTAACGCTAGAGCTATATCTAACTATGATATGGATATTGATATAACTCCTGTAGACATGGGTGGTATTATACAGTTTGTAAGTAAGACTCCTAGCTATACTAGAATCTTTGGAATGCAAACTTTTGGTCAAGATGAGAATCCTAAGATATTAGATATAGGAAGAGTAGTCAATGAGTGGGTACCAGAGTCTGTAGATACTTTAATTGCTAGTCCACAAAATAAGTTTCTAGCAATGTCTGATCAATCTTCTAGGTATATATATTTCTTTAGAACTTATAATGATGGTAAAGAGAATTTGGTTGAAGCTTGGTTTAACTGGCAACTACCAGGAACTGTACAGACAATTGCTGTTGACTCAGACGATTTCTTTGCAGTTACTAAACAAGGTAGTCAGTTTACTTTATCTCAAGCTAGTTTAAGTCAGAGTCCACAAGATGCTATCATTGTTAATAATGATGGATCTGCAATTAATCCTTGCATGGATTTATATAAAGAAGCACCTAATGTAACATATAGAACAAGTGAGGACTTTTCTAAATGCTATATACCTTGGAATAATGTATCTGGATTATCTCCTGTTATCATAATTAAAGGTACTACAGCTACAGGACAATTTATTGAATCTGGATTTACTACAACACCTACCGTAGCTACTGATACTAATTGGGCTGCGAGTACTGCTTATATAGTAGGAGATGTTGTTGTTAATGATAGTGACAAGGTATATGTATGTGATACTGCAGGTACCTCTGCAGGTTCAGGTGGACCTACAGGTACATCAGCAAATATAACAGATGGTTCTGCTAGATGGGATTACTTAAGAACTGGTAGCACTTATTTTAAAGTGCTTAGAAAGGATTTAAGTGGTGTAGCTAGTGATGTAGTAGTTGGATGGAAATATGATTATGATATTATACTTCCGAAAACATACTTTAGATCAGATGAAAAGATGAAATTAACAGATTTCACTGCTAGTCTTACTATCAATAGAATGAAGTTTGCACTCGGTCTTTCTGGTGTATGTGGATTTAAACTAAAACAAACAGGTAGGCTTCCAGGAAGTAAGGAGTTTACTGGAGACGGATCTACTACTGTATATAACTGGATTGCTGAAGACTTTACTTATGTTGATGATGATCAAATCAAGTGTAGTATAGATGGTGTTACTACTACAGCCTTTACTGTATCTGCTGATAAGCAAGTTACATTTGACTCAGCACCTGCTAATAATACAGAAATAAAAATATTCCTTGATGAGTGGTATAACTTAAGTCCTACTACTATAGCTGATACATACTTAGGCAATGATATTGCAATTAAAGATCAGTCTGTTGTGTCTATACCAATCCATCAACGTACAAATAATTTCCAACTAAGAGTATTTAATGATTCACCATTCCCTGTATCTTTAAATTCAATGATGTGGGAAGGTCACTATTCACCAATGTTCTATAGGAGGAGATAGATATGGCAGCATGGGCAATCGGTATCGGCACCGCAGTAAACGTCGGTATGGGTCTTTGGGGTGGTAATAAAGCCGCAAATGCCGCAGCCGAACAAGCCGAAGCACAGAATAGAGCAACACATGCTAGGTATCAATATGACCTAAACATGTGGGACATGAAGAAGTCACAACTTAATGCTGAAAGGCAGGAAGCTGTTGATCGAATCATGGCCGAAGCTCGTAATGAAGGAAAGATACGAGCATATAAAGATGCAGCCGCTGAAGATCAATATCAGTATGCATTAAAAATAAGGAATGCACAGCAAGCATCAAACGAAGCTGCTTATCAAAGATCATCAGATATTTTTTATGATACTACTGACCTAAACCAAGCATCAGCTAAAGGTGCTATGGATAGTGAGATCATAAAAACGCAAGAATTATATGATGAGCAAGCTTTCGATAGGAATGAAGCTTACCTAGAAGCCATAAAAATGGAAGGTAAGTTAAGAGCTCAAGGATCGTCTGGTAGAAGTGCTAGTAAAGCAGTTCAATCTAACATGGCCGACTACGGTAGGCAGATGGAGATGTTGAATGCTTCAATGGATAGCACAGGTCGTAATACTAGAGCAGTCTTAGAGGAGATAATAAGAGATAAAACATCAGCAGATTTAGTAGCTTATGCAAGTAAGATGCTAGACCCAGGCGTTTTACCAATGCCACTTAAACAACAACCAATACCAGTTGCTGAATTCACATTACCAAGAGCACTACAAGAATATGACTTTGGACCACAACCAGTCATGGGAGCTATGGCTTCACCAAGTGCTGCAGCTAATGCTGTATGGGGACAAACCATTACAAGTATTGGATCTGCTATAGGAAGTGCTGGAGTTGCAGCGGCAGGTGTAGGAGAAGAAGGACTCTTCGGAGGATAACAATTAAACAATGGCAAGAAAATTTAAAAGTGGGGCTACGCGCCGAAGCTTTAAAGGAATAGGAGCCGGTCTCCAAAGAGGTGAAACACGTCTTAAAGAACAGGCTCAAATCCAACAGCAAGCTATGCAGCTTGAGAAAGAACGTGCTAAAGAGGTCGCTAATTTACATATAGCTGGCCTCTCAAGTAAAGCTAGATTTGAGCAAGGAGTATTAACCGAGAAACAAAAGCTAGAAAACTCTATAAGACAGCATAAGCTTCAAGCTGAACAAAAACGTGCGGACACAGATGTAGCTAGACTAGAAGGTATTGCTGCAGAGAAGAAAAAGTACGCTGACCATTTAAAAGATCTTGCACCTAAACAAGCTAAAGCTTTTGGTGATATGGCTAAAGGCTTGACTGCTTTAGGTCAAGAATGGAGAGCTACCCAACTCTTTAATAAATTAGATGACGCAGGTGTCTTTGAAAAGCATGGTGTTGAGTTAGAAAAAGCACTGACTGGCCTGCTGAATGATGCAGGAATAGACATTGATAAACTAAAGACATGGGAGGAGAAACTAGCTGTTTATAGTAAAACATTTGGCTCTTCTTTTGAACGTCTGAATGCTAAGATATATAAAAGGGTTACTGAAAATTGGAAGGGAGAAATAGCATTTGGTCAGGATGTATTACAAAAACAAGGTGCTCAAGAAACCAAAACTACTGCTGATGAATGGTGGAAGTTTTATGGTGTTGAACGTTTGAAGCAACTAGGAATTTCACCTACTTCTAAATATGGCCGAATGTTATTGGGTAAGTTTAAAGCCCAAGGTGTACTGAGAAATAATGAGATAAGACTTAATCAGAAAAAGGGTGATACTGATAACTTAGTACTGACTTCAGCAGAGGATTTGGTATCTTTAAATATAGCTAGTAGAACAGTAGTTACAGAAGGTAAGCTTTCTCAGTTTAACTCTCAATTGAATGCTGCAGTTTCTACTATATCAGAAGGTGCATTTGAAGCACGTAGTGGTCAAGTTACTGAAACACCTATAGGAAAAGGAGCAGCTTTTGAAATACTAGGTACTACAGTAGTAGAAAAACATACTGGTAATTTCAGAACTGAAGAAGACGTAAGGAATTTCTTTAAAAATTTAAAGACAAGTGAAGGTGAACAGTGGGATGTAAAACATGCAGCAAGAGTTGAAAGGATTGTAGAGAAGTGGAAAGCAGCATCTAAAGAGAAAGGTAATGAAGCAAAAAACCTACAAGTACAACGTGGTACTGCATTCAGAACTGACTACGATAAAGATAAAGTAACCTTCCAAGGAATGAAAACAGAAGAACGTCAGGAAAAATATGGGTATACAACTCTAAAAGAATTCAACCAAGCCTGGGGTACAAAGCTTACAACCGCTGATATTGATTCTGGTAATAGGGATGCTATACTATTTGACTTAGGGTATAATGAAAATGCTCGTAAACATTATGATCTAATTCTACCTTTAGAAAAACTTCTTTATGATCAGAATGATGAATTAACTGATATAGAAGCACAAGCAAAAGTGTTTGAGCTTCTGAATGATAATGATCTTTATACAAAAGACGAGCAGAAAGATATATGGGCTCACCTTGAACCTTTCAAAGATTTAGGTAGGGCTAATACTACACCACTTAGACTTGTTGGTGAAATTGAGCAGATAATACTAGGAGATCAAAATCAACGTGGTACTGGAATAAATGCTACTAGTTTAAGTGCAGGAAGTAAAACTAAAGCTGTAGAGATATCTAATGATATCATTGGTATCTATAAAAATCTACTAACAGAAGATAAGTATAAAGATAAACCTGTAGCTGCCATGGCGAAAGCTAAGGAACTTTTTTTTGTTGAATTTGCAAGAGGATTTAATGCTAGCAAACCAAGTGAATATGGTGAAGGTAAGTATGCAAGAAAATCAGGTAGATATAAAAATGAGTTCGGCCAAAATGTTAAAGGGATGTCCTTCAAGAGTAATCCTGATACAGATTTAGAGAATTTATTTATAACTGGTGAATTTGAAGCCAATCCTTTAGATACCAAAGGTGAAACTCCTACAGGACTTACTAAATTTGATTACTACTCAGCAACTATAAACCCCTATAAACCTGGTACTATTACAAACTTAGGTGTAGGGCATAAATCACTTGAAGCATGGATTACAGATCATCGTGCAATTCCTCCTCAGTTTAGAGCTGATTTGAATAGAGTAGCTGTAAATTTAGCTAACAAGAATACTATTAAAGGTTTTAGGAGTGAAGAAACTAAGAAAGATATAACAATAAATTATCCTTATACGATAATGGAACTTTCTAGGATGTTTAACAAACCTCCTCACGTAATAGCTAACGAAGTACAAAAGCATACTGCTAAACTTCTAGGAGAAGAGCCTGTTCTTTTCATGGATGATGGTAATAGTGCTGCTTTCTTAAGAAATGGTCAGTATGTTTCTGAGCCAAATGTATTTGCATCTACTATAGATAAAGCAATAAAGAATCAAAATGTTATACCTATGCACCAGTTGGTTCGTTTAGCTTCAGAAGGACAATTACCTCCTAAAGAAGCATTGATACAGTATCTTGAGATGGCTGGTTATGGAAGCATTCATGGTGATAAAGTTAATGTAAACGGATTAATTCAAGCAAGTGGTTTAGACTTATTATCATATGAAGATTTCGATAAGAACTTCGGTCTGAATAGAATACTTAAAATAAAATACCCAGGTGACAAATAATGGATGAACAACTATTAGCTGAACTACAACCAGTAGAAAATCAAGACTACTATAATCGTGCTGGTTCAGAAAATGCTATAACTGAAGAAATAGTAGTAGATGAAGAACCATTAGTCGAACCTGAAGAAATTGATAGAGGATCATTTCCAGCTGCATTTGGTAGTAAAATAGGTAAAAGTACTGTTGATTTATCTGATGAAAATAATGCAGCAGTAATGAAACAGGAATATGATGAATGGTGGAACTTAGGTAGAAAGAGAAAGTGGGGGGTGTTCCCTTATACTGGATCTGAATATCAAACAGAAAGGAATGGACTAAAAGATAGATGGTATAAAAAGTACCATGGAATGTCTCTGGAGGAGTATGCAGAAGCAAGAACTGAAGATGTAAGAAAGAATGGTGGTTTCTATCCAGGAGCTAATGACCCATTAGGTAATCTAAAAAATACATTTGAAGGTTTATCAGTACCAGGATTAGCTTATGCTGACTTTGCTATGGATGCAATGGGTACAGTTATACCTGGGATGGATAAAGTAGATGATAGATGGGATGAAGCTACTCAATTAGATAACCCAATACATCAGAATATAAGAAGAGTTCTTTCTATTGTATTACCTGCTATCCATACAGGTGGTAAAGTGAATGCAATGTTAGGAGCAAGAGGAGTTAATCAATACCCATTCTTAGCCAAACACCTAACTAGATTAGGTGCATTTGGACTAGCTGATAGTACTATTGCTTTACTTAGTGATACTAGTGAAGATGATAATGCTGTTAAGGTAGTTGCTGATTTAATGCCAGGGATGTTTGGTCAACAAGGTATGGTACCTTTACCAGAAGCTTGGAAGACTAAAGAGTCTAATAGCCCATCAGCTAATAAATGGCTTCATTTCTGGGAGAACTTTGGTCTTGCAGGAATAGGTTCTATATTAGGAGCCTTCATTGATGCTAAATCTGGAGTTAAGAATGCAGTAGAGTTTATTGAACCTTTAGATGAAGCTTCAGCTAAGTATAAGCAGCTAGAGCTTATTAAGCTTGGAGATGAAGATGATCTTATAAGACTTCAAGAAATTGATACACTACTTTCCTCTGGTAAAGTAAACAGACAGGTAGAGAATCAACTTGTAAATGAAATCATAGAGATTGAACAAAGAATCGGTAGGCCAATGGGTGCTGATGACGCTCTAAGGCGTAAAGAACTAGGATTCCAGGCAGAAGCTAATGCAGCTGCTAGAAGGAAGCTCAGTGATCCTAATGTAAATCAATTAGAGTTAGGATTAGATGGTGATATACAACGTGAACTTGTAGATCCATCTTCTAGTGCTAGATCAAGTGTACCTCCTGCTAATGTAGCAAGGAATATGGCTGATACTACTGCCATTAAAAATGGTACTTCTGTAGGTGATCCAGCTCCAATTATAACAGAAGCTATGAGAGAGAAAGGACTAATGATTGGTTCTAAATCTCGTGATGCTGTTATGGGTGTAGCTGAAGAAACTAGAGATATAGGTAGATTTAATGCTGTCGTTGATGGTATTAGATATAGTGCTAAACAGATGAACGCTGCAGCATGGGATATATACACAAGTATCATAGCTGCTGAGAATTTAGACGATGTTAAAGCACTCTTTTATGAGAACAGAGATGTTAAGAACTTCTTGATGGGTCGATTTAAAGTAGAGGTATTTAACGAAGAGCAAGCGAGAGCCGCTGCATTCGCTTTAAGAGACCTTACTGATAGATTCGTTGGAAGAGAAGTTTCAGAGGCATCTGCAAGGGTTATGGACACCCTAGGTAGAGAGTCTGCTACATTAGCCGAGGCCATACAAAAAGGTGGGCCTTATGTAGATGATGCTAGAGTAATGGATCTCATTATTGATAAGATGCAATTCTTATTAGATGAGTATGCACTTAATAAATATCTATCTGGTTGGAGTCTACGGAATAAGAACTGGTTCGATCAAGTACCTCCTAAAGAATTAGACACTGTTATTGAACAGTTGACTAAGGAGTTTACTGATGCAGAGAATGCTATTCATGCTAAGAATATGCGATTCACTGAAACACTCAGGAAGTTAAAGAAAGAAAAACCACAATTCATACGTCCTTTAGTTGATGCATTTGCACACACTAATGGTGATGTAGATAGTTTAGCTAAACTTAATAAGTGGGCAGCACAACAAGTCACACCTATGGGTATGATTAGAAGTCCTGACCCTAAAGAAATGAACCTCTTTGCTAAAGGTTTATGGAGTGTTGTAATGAACAACGTTCTATCTGGACTTTCAGCAGCTAGAGCTGCAGTTGGTAATACATTCCAACTAACAGTAAAACCTCTAACCCAATTAATGGGTCATGCTCTATGGGGTGCTCCTGATGGATTTGAAGGTGTAAAGCGTACCTTATATTATAATGGTGCTTTATTTGAAACCAACAGAAGAGCAATACGTGATGCTTATGAGATGATGAAGAAGGCTCATAAAGATCCTGACATGATGATCAAGGCTTATCGTAAAGATTTCACTTTCCAAGCTGATGCAAAATGGGACATCATGGAGGATATGAGAGCAGCATGGGTAAAGGAAGGTAACTTTGGTAAAATCTATCAATATGATTTAGCTAAAACCTTGAAAGATTTGGGTAGACATCCAGCTATGAGATACGGGATGACCGGACTGGTATTCCCTGATGCTTATACAACTACAATGTTAGCTCATCACTTAGCAAGGGTAAAAGCCTATGATGATGTCTTTAGTGAACTTGGTTATTTCAAACGATCTAATGTACTGGTAGCAGAAGCAAAGCATTATAAGAATTTCTTTGATGCTAATGGTCTTATTAAAGATGATGTACTACGTGCAGTTGCTGGTGAAGTACAGCTTAACTTAGATGATGGACTTGCTACCTGGTTAAATAAAGGTACAACAGCTTATCCAATAACTAAATTCTTAATGATGTTCCCTAGGACATCTAGTAACTATATTAAGAACTCAGCTTCTTGGACTCCTTTATCATTAATACCTGGTTTTAATAGATATTCTAAAACTATATATGCAAGAACTCCTGAACAAATAGCAACCGCATTAGCTGAACATGGTATTGATATGGCTAGTACACCTAATGCTCAAGTTATCTTTGAGAACCTTAGAGCAGAGTATACTGGTAGATTAGCTTTTAGTGGATTGCTTGTAGGTAGTCTTTGGGGTTATGCTATGGGTGGTAATGTTAGAGGTAATGGTAACTATAATGCATCTAGGCGTAAGAAAGAACGTGATAACTTTGGATATGAACCTAAGACCATTAATATAGCTGGTAAATGGGTTAGTTATAAAGGTTTACTTGGTATTGAACAGGTATTAAGTGTATTAGGTGATATGGCATATTATGCTTCAGATCTTAATGAACCTGCAATAGCTAACTGGCAAGCTAAACTTACTTGGACATTAGCTTCTACCTTCCTTAATGAAACACCACTTCAAGGTTTCGAGCCTCTCATAGCTGCTACTAATGGTGACTTGAGTGGTTGGAATAGATTAATAGCTAACTCTACTAGAGCAATGCTACCTCTATCAGGTGGTGCTGGTGTAGCTGCTAATGCAATATCTAGTTCACAAAAGGATATTGAAGGTGAAGTGCATGAGTATATAGCAAATAGATTACCTGGATTTAACCTAAATCTTCCAGAACAAATTGATATATGGACAGGCCAACCTCTTAATGATATAGATCATCCATTCCTTAGAATGCTAAATGCTATATCTCCTATTAAAGTTAGTGGTACTTCTGAACCTTGGAGACAGTGGTTACAGTCTATTCAATTTGATGGACTTGGTAGGTTGACAAAAGATTCTACAGGTTCTTATGAGTACAGTGCTCCTGAAAGAGAGTATATTATGAAAAAGATTGGTTCTTATGAATTATATAAAGATATTCAAAGAATCATGAAAAATAAAGCATATCAAGAACAGATCAACGCATTACGTGCTCATAGAAGTACTGATGTAGATGGTCAGAATGATATGGCAATTCTTAAAAAGAAATTACTACCTGTTTATCAAGAAATTAATGACCTTCTAAGAGATGCACAGCAGAGAGCTGAAGCAGAACTTCTTGTAGAACGTCCAGATATTGCCCAAACTATTGATACTCAATTATATATTAATGAAGAAATGAAGAAAGGTAATGTAGAAGGTGCTGCTAATATGCAAAAACAGAATCTTGAAAAACAAAAACTCCTTCAATACGGAGGATCACGATAAATAAATTATGGCTGTTACAGAACAATCGTATACAGGTAATGGCTCCACCACCAATTACTCATTCACATTTCCATATTTAAAGTCAACTGACATTGCAGTTCAAGTTGACCAGGTAGCTACTACTGCATGGTCTTTAGCTAATGCTACCACAGTACAATTTAATAGTGCTCCAGCTAGTGGAGCTAAAATCAAAATACTTAGAGACACGAATGTTGACAATTTAACAGCCACCTTCTATGCAGGGTCTGCTATTAAATCAGAAGACTTAAATGATAACTTCACCCAAAACTTATATGTTACTCAAGAAGTAAATAATAGATTTTTTGAGAATACTGGACTATCTACCATGATTGGTAACCTCAACATGGGTGAGGGTACTAGTATTGTATTTGAAGGTGCAACAGACGATGCTTATGAAACCACTCTTCAGGTTACTGATCCTACTGCTGATCGTACAATTAGTCTTCCTAACGTAAGTGGTAATATAGTAACAACAGGAGATACAGCAACAGTTACAGCTACAATGCTGGCATCTGATTCAGTTGATTCTGATGAACTAGTAGATGGTAGTATAGATGCAACTCATATAGCAAGTAATGCTGTAACGACTGCTAAAATAAATGCAGATGCAGTTACAGGTGCTAAGATAGCTGATAACGCTATAGATTCTGAGCATTATACAGATGGTAGTATAGACGCAGCTCATATAGCAAGCAGTGCAGTTACTACAACTAAGATTAACGCTGATGCTGTTACAGGAGCTAAGATAGCTGACGATGCTATTGACTCTGAACATATAGCAGCTGATTCTATTGATGCTGAACATTATGCAGCAGGTTCTGTAGACACTACAGCTCTTGGTGCGGATGCGGTTACAGGAGCAAAGATAGCCGATGATTCCATAGACTCAGAACACTATGTAGATGGATCTATTGATACTGCACATATAGCTGACTTAAATGTAACTACAGGTAAGATAGCTGCAGATGCTATTACTGGTGCTAAGATTGCAGATGATGCTATAGATTCAGAACATTATACTGATGCATCTATAGACACAGCACATATAGCTGATGCTCAAGTTACAGGAGCAAAGATAGCTGGTACTACTATTGAAGCTTCTAATTTAGCTTCTAATGCTATAACTACAGCTAAGATAACAGATGCTAATGTAACTACAGATAAACTAGCAGCTGACTCAGTAACCATTGCTAAGATAGGTTGTGAGCAAACAACTATATCAGACAGTGACTCTCATCTTCCTACTTCTGGAGCTGTTGTAGACTATGTTGCAGCACAGCTAGCACCTATTGGTGGTCTTGAAGTCATTGCTACAGAAGTAGCTTTCCCTGCTACTGCTAGTCAACCAGCAGCTGGAGTTGTAATTAGTATTGCAGATGCTGGAGGCGTTGTTTTTAACGGTAGTGGTGTATCCACAACAGGTAGAACAACAGATGGTACACCAGCAACAGTAACAATTAATGGTGCTCCTTCTAGTCTTTATAGCGAGACTTTAGCAGCTGGTGTTGGTATGCAGGTCAGTTCTACTGGCTCAGGTAATACCTATAATTATCATAAGATATTAGCAACTGAATCTGATGTTAAACAGTTATCTGATGATATAAATGACTTTAATGCTAGGTATCGTATAGCTTCTAGTGAACCAGGTTCAGATAATGATGAGGGTGACCTCTTATTTGATACTACTGCTAACAAGATGAAAGTCTATGATGGCTCATCTTGGGGTGAAGTTACATCAACTGGAGACTTTAAATTCTTAGTACCTGTTGATGCTGGTACAACTACAGCAGCTACATGGGATGGAAGTGATACAAGTTTTGATTTAAAAGAAGGTACTAATAGTGGTAGTGCAGCTAGTGTTACTAGTGTATTCCAACTTATAGTAAGTTTAAATGGTGTAATTCAAAAGCCAAACTCTGGTTCTTGGAGTGGATCTGGAGAAGGTTTCTACCTAACAGATGCTGATACTATTAGATTTGCAACAGCACCTCCTAGTGGATCAACTGCGTTTATAATCCAATGTGGTTCAGCTGTAAGTATTCCTACACCAGGAGATGGTACAGTAAGTGCAGCTAAGATAGCAAGTGGTGCAGTAGCGACAGCTAAGTTAGCTGATGATGCTGTAACGTCTGCAAAGATTGCAGATGACGCAATTACTTCAGCCCTTATTGCAGACGATGCTGTCGTAACAGCTGCAATAGCTGACGATGCAATAACATCTGCTTTAATAGCTGATGACGCTGTAGTTACTGCAGCCATAGCAGATAATGCAATTACTAATGCATTAATGGCAGATGATGCAGTTGGAGTAGCTGAACTTTCTGCAACAGGTACAGCTTCAAGTTCTACTTATTTAAGAGGAGATAATAGTTGGGCTACAGTATCAACTAGTGATACTCTTTCATTTAGAAATTTAATGATTAATGGAGCAATGCAGATTGCTCAACGTGGGACAAGTTTTGCTGATTCAACAAATGAATACACTTTAGATAGATGGAAATTTAGAAACAGTAGTGGTACACCTGCTTTTACTGTAACTCAATCGACTGAATCTCCTGATGGTTTTGGTAATTCACTTAAAGTTGATTGCACAACTGCAGATACAAGTCCTTCCGCAGGGCAAGCGTGTAGATTGATTACAAAACTTGAAGGATACGATTTACAAGTTTTAGCTAAAGGGACTTCAGGTGCTCAAGCAAGTGTTCTATCTTTTTATGTAAAAACTAATAAAACTGGTGTTTATACTGTCATGTTATATGATAACGATAACAGTAGAATATGGTCTGGTTCTTATACAGTAGGTGATACTAATTGGAATAGATATACCTTAGCTATACCTGCAGATACAACTGGAGCATTTGGAAATGACAATAATTCAAGTTTAGAGTTCTATTTCGGATTGTCTATTGGATCTGATAGAACAAGTGGTACTTTAGCTTCAAGTTGGGCTAGTTATGCAGCAGCAAATGAACACGTAGGACAAGTTAATTTAGCCGATTCAACAAGTAATGAGTGGCATATAACAGGTATTCAATTAGAAGTAGGAGCTACAGCCACTGACTTTGAGCATAGATCGTATGGTGATGAATTACTAAGGTGTTCTCGTTATTTTTATGCTATTACAGGTGATGAATATGATTTACCTGGTATACCTACTTATGCTAATAATGCTACAACCGCTAGAGCTATGGTACAAGTACCAGTTCCTATGAGAACCGCACCTAGTTACACAGGTAGTGCAACCTCCATGAAGGTAGATTCTTCGGATGATAGCAGTTCATTTAATTGCAATAACCTTGCTATTTCTCAACCCGGCACAGGTAACCCTTGTGGATTTGTTCTCCAATATGACGCAGGTGGAATGACTGCTGGTCAAGCTGGTATGTTGGAATTTACAGCAAATAGTGGTTTTCTTCAATTTTCAGCGGAGCTTTAACTATGGCAACTAAATATAAACTATATCCAAAAGATGAAAACGGTAGGGATAGGAAGGCTATACAGAGAACTTTAGATGATGGAACAATTTCATCTATACCTTTTGCTGCTGCAAACACAGACTACCAAGAGTACCTAGAGTGGGCTAAAACAAACACAGCGGAGGCAGCAGACTAATGGCATTAACAGAAGTAAATTCAAAAGGTATAAAGGATGCCGATATAGCCACCGGAGATATAGCAGCTGATGCTATAACTGGTGCAAAGATAGCGGATAACGCTATAGATTCTGAACATTACACAGACGGCTCTATAGATACAGCTCACATAGCTGATGACCAAATTACCCTTGCTAAAATGGCAGGTGGTACAGATGGTCAAATAATTACATACGATGCTAATGGAGATCCAGTTGCAGTAGGACCAGGTACAGATGGACAAGTATTAACATCAACAGGAGCTGGTTCACCTCCAGCTTTTGAGGATGTTGCTGCTGGAGCAGGAGGAGCAACAGGTACTGATTATAACGATGATGTTAAAGTACGTTTCGGAACTGGAAATGATGTTGAATATTATTGGGATAATAGTGCTTCTAAACATATAGTCTCATGTGCTAGTCAAACAATCCAGCAAGCATCTGGTTGGTACTATGTAAGAGCTGGTAATTTTAGTGTTTATAACGAAGCTGGTACTGAAACAGTAGCTAAGTTCCTAGCTGACGGTGCATGTGAACTCTATCATAACAATAGTAAAAAGCTAGAAACGGTGTCTGACGGTGTCTGTATAGGAAAATCCACCATTGCTATAGGTACTCAAGGTATTACTTTTTTAGACGGTGGAGAAGTCTGGATTACTAAAGATGGAAGTATCCCACTTTCATTGAATAGAGGAACTAATGATGGAGAATTAGTTAGGTTCCATCAGGGAGGTACAAATGAAGGTAATATTTCTGTATCTGGCTCAACTATTAGTTATAACGGCGGTCACTTAAGTCGTTGGTCTCAATTTAAAGGTTTATCTACTACCGATAAATCAGCACGTCCTACAATTTATAGAGGAACTGTACTAAGTAACCTAGATGATATGTGTGTATGGAGCCATGCTGAAATAGCTGAAGTTCTTTATGATGAAGATGTTTTATATACACAAAAAGATGCTGATGCTGGTACTTTGCCATCTGGTAAAAGTATTGGTGATATAAAAAATGCAAAAGGGAGTGTAAAAACTGCTGCTGTACCTGCTACTACTGAACCTAATGACCAGTTGAATATGACTAAAGTATCGGATGTAGTAGGAGATAAAGACGTTGCAGGAGTTTTTTGGGAATGGGATAATGATGCACAATCAGAACCATATGCTGATATCGAAGACTATGTAAATGATTTTTATATCGCTATGACTGGAGATATGGTAATTCGTGTCGCTGGAACAACTTCTGTTGCAAGAGGAGATTTATTAATCTCTGCTGGTGATGGTACAGCCAAACCACAAACGGATGATATTATCCGTAGTAGTACTATTGCTAAAATTATATCAACTAATTCAACTGAAACTTATGCAGATGGAAGTAAAGCTTATCCTTGCGTCTTAATGGCGTGTTAAATAATTATGGCATTAACTCAAGTAAAAACTAAAGTCGCTGCATTAGAAGCTGGATAATGGAAATACCCTCCGCTAAATTACCTAAAGCTCTGGACATCCCTCAGATGTACCTGAGACAGCCTACAGCAGACGTTCCTGCCTTCCGCCCTATAGTCATCCCCCCAGCTGATTTGGAGCGTCCAGAGGGCACACAGAAGGCGGAGGAGAAGGAAGAGAAAACAGAACAACCACCCCCACCTAAATTAAAGATACCTGTAATAGACATACAGCTACCTATCCCTACTGTAGAAGTAGTGGCTGTAGCATCATATGCAGCAGTATCAGCCGTAGTTGTAACTACCTTTGCTGAACCTGTATCTAAAGGTATTAAGAAAAAAATCCAGAAATTCCTACAAGGTAAAGTCAATAAATGGAAGGAGAACAGGAAAAAAAGAAAGGACTCCTCGGAAAGCTGAAAGATGCTGCAGAGGATCAAGAACACCAAATCCAGATCCTTGGAACATTCGTTAGACTTGGCGTTGTGGTTTGGAGTGGTTTCATAATAACATTAAACTACGTGGAAATACCTATGGTTAAGAAATCTGGTAACTCAGATATCACGTTCGTGGCAAGTGTGTTTACGGGTGCATTAGCCACTTTTGGCTTGACCACTGGTAATAAAAACGGTAAAGGAACACCCGTCAATTGTCCTATGGCTAAAAAGAAAGAAGAATGAAAAAATGGTTATTACTCTTAATGCTGGCATCACCCACGGTGGCAAGAGCAGAATTAGTCACGCCTCAATTCACCCAGGGCTCGATGAATGCAACAACAACTACGACCCAAGAAATAACCGAGGAAATAACCACCACAACTTATGGGTCAGCGTTAAACAAATGGTCTGGGGACAATATAACCCATACCTCAACCTCGTCAGGCGGTATAGCCGATTCAGACTCGGTATTCAACATGACAACAGCTGGTTCAGATTTCTCTCTAGAAATAGTAACAAGAGCAGCCAGTCAAGTATTAGAAGTAACAGAAATCGAAAGAACTATCGAAACTACTGCTACTACTACCTCCTTATCGGTCTTCTCGCAATAGGTACACCTGTTAGAGCAGAAGAAGGAGAAACCAATAACACTTCCAACCCTGTGGCAGCTGCAACCGGAAATGTTACCAACCAAGCCGTCCAATTTCAAAATAATGGAGCACCATCTAGGCAGGTCTATGGACCTAATAACTCATGTAATGGTGCAACAATGACTTTCAGCCCATTCTATATGGGCAATCATACAAAGCCATTTGATGAACATATGGATCAACAAAGCTATACTGTAGCTGAGAACTGGGGAATGCAATTAAACTTTATGGTTCCATTAGATGGTTCTCTTGTTGAAATATGTAAAGGTATAGCAAAGAAACATGCTGCAAAGATGTCTTTAGATTATGAGTTAGTACGTTTAAAAGAATGTGCTAGCTTACAACAAAAAGGCTTTATGATACGCCCTAACACTAGGGTATATCATATTTGTAGTGATGTTATTCCTATAGCTGCATTTAAAGCGGAAGTACTTAAAGCTCAACAAGCTGCACTTCCTCCCCCACCACCTAAGAAGTGGTATCAAAAACTCAACCCTTTTAGTAAATGACTTACGCAAATAAAAGTGCAAGAGAAATCTTAAACGAAAAAGCTGCTGCAGCTAAAAAAGCAGAACCCAAAAAAGAAACCCCTAAATCTAAAGAATAATGATCCTAGTAATCAAGCCCATCCTTTTCGCCTTCTTGAAGTCGGATTCAGTTAAAAAGCTAGTAGTTGATCTACTTGAAGCTTATGTGAAGAGAACCGATAATAAGTTAGACGATCAAGCACTAGCAATAGTAAAAACAAAATTATTTAGTTAATGGAACAAGTATCAGTAATCCCTAAAAAGGCTACTGAAGATAAGTTTAACGAGTTACATAACTTGGTCACTGAAGAATTCTTAAGTAGAGTTCGTAGTGGCCAAGCTACTACTCAAGATTTAAAAGCTGCATGTGATTGGCTTAAAACTAATGATATTACTGGAGTACCTTTTGAAGGTACACCTTTAGATAAGTTAGCTAAAGTTATTCCACAAGTAGATCCAAACTTAGTAAAAAGTAGGCTTTATGGCAAAAACATCAACCGAGCAGTATCGTACCAACGCTAAATCCCGTGCTAAGCATGTGAAGGATAATAGCCCTGGCGGTAAGTATGCTCATTCAAAAAAGTACAAAAGAGAACACGAAGCCGCTAGAGAGAGCCTAAAGATCCATAGAGGGTCTAAACAGGATGCTTCTAAGCAAGCTGATGGTTCTTATAAAGCAGAGAGTCGGAAGACTAACCGTGGTAGAGGCGGTAGGTTGAGGAGGTAAGTATGGGTTATAATGAAGAGGATTATAGGTATACACCTTTTAGTGATAATCCAGAAGATCCGAATTATGTAAGTTTCCCAACTTTCCCTACTATTAGAGGTAAGATAGATTTTAAAAAGCCTGTACCTATTGAAAAATGGCTTGAAGGTAGAGATAGTACACCAAAAGAAGTCTTGGATGTTCGTGCTCAATTCATGAATCAAGGGTTTAATCCTAAAGCAATAAGGATGAACTTTGAAGATGGAGTTATAGTCGCAGAACCTAATAGAAGTATAATTAATCCATCTAACGAACCTATAATGAGGTTCATATATAATAATGAGGATTATGTAAAAGCAGCTACTACAGACTTTAAAGATGCAGATAATGTTAAAGCTTTAATCCAACAACTTGCAATAATAGGTGGAGGAGCTGGAGCTGCAGTTGGGACTAGAAGAAGGAATCAGCGGCAACTTGCAAATTTTAAAACACAAGAAAATAGAGAAGATGTTTTAGGTTATGGTGATAAATGGGATTCTCCTTTTAGATTACTATTTCCTCCAAACGCTAAACGGATAAATTTCAAAGAAGGCTCAGAAATTATTAACCAGGTTTGGGGTACAAACAGAACAGAAATAAGCCCAAGATCAGGTTCTAAATACTGGTATCAGGATTCTAACCTAGCACTAAAGAAAGGTGGTCCTTTTGATCCTGATAAATTAGATCCAAATTATATGTATACTTCAACTGGTGGTGGTGCTAACTATGATCCAATACTAGGTGAAGATGAACTTACAGAAAGTTTTAAACCACAATGGCAAAGGAAAGCAAGACAAGGGGATAAAACATTCTACTACGATATAACAGGGCATCGTATCTTAGACGTGCCTGGTATGGATAATCCAGCAGAACAATCTAGATATAAAAGTTGGTTAACACAGAGTTTGATAAATAGATATAATGCTCAATTAATAAATCCTCAGACTCCTTTTACACATTTCCATTCTAATCAATCCTTTTATGATTCACAAGGAATGGAGTGGAGATTAGTCCGAACAGATAAGAATGCTTCAGGACCAGATCAGCCTTATGAACCTATGCCTCTTAATGAGATAGATTCAAGGAAATTAAAAGCTGAAAATACTAATGAAGAGGAAAGGGTACTGCTTAGAAGTTTGATGAAATTAAATGTAACTGATAGAAATGCTTTAGAAAGAGAAAATCCATGGTTAATCCAATGGAATTCAGATACTAGCGGACAGAACTATCATGAACACATGATTGGTCTTGATGAAACTGAATTCTGGAATAGTGGAGCTGGTAAAGCATTAGGTTACATGAATAATGATGTTTATGATCTTGAGAAAGGTTTAGGTAATATTGTTTTCCTAAATGATCCTAGATTCAAAGCAATGAAGGATAGTATTGCAGAGTATATAACTCCTAGTAGTAAAGAAGAAGTATATCCAGGTCTAAAGCGACGAGTTAATCCTGTTAAAACATTCACTGGTGGTCCATATGCTGGTATGAATGCTGTTATAGGATATGATGCAAATCCTAAATCTAGTACATATACTAATTTAACTATACGTGCATATAATCCTAGTCCTAATGTAAATGAAAGTCAAATAGTTGCAACACTACCTAATTGGTATGCAAATGTTTATGCAAAAGATCTTACTACAGGAGAAAGAATTATACCAGAAGATCTAGCAAATAGTTTTGTACGAAGTTATATTGATGCTGTTTTAGAAGGTAATGAACCTGGTATGGTTGCATTAGAAGATCTAACTGAACAGTTATTAAAGGATTATGGTATTGAAGTAGAAATACCTGCTCCTGGTGGATTACAGCAAGATCCAGCCTATCAAAGTTTAGGTGAATCTACTTTAAGTAAACCTGTAGATCCTGATCCACAAGGTTTTAAAATATTTAAAACTACACCTAAAATACAAAGAGCTAGAGATAGATGGTGGAAGAAACAATTTTTACTATGGCAGAAAGGTAGATATACTCAGTTAGAATTAAATCTTGATAAGGAATTCCCAGACAGATGAATACTCTAACTGCCTTACAGCAAGACTTTAAACTATTCCTACAAGCATTATGGTCTCAATTAGACTTACCTAGCCCGACCCGTGCCCAATACTCAATTGCAGATTACCTGCAGAATGGTCCCAAAAGATTACAGATCCAGGCCTTTAGGGGAGTTGGTAAGAGCTGGATTACTGGTGCTTTTGTTCTCTGGACTTTGTTTAATGACCCCGAAAGAAAAATAATGATTATATCCGCATCTAAGGAACGTGCGGATAACATGTCAATCTTCTTACAAAAACTAATTATTGAAACTCCATGGCTCAATCATCTCCAACCCAAATCGGACGACTCTCGCTGGAGTCGCATCAGCTTCGACGTAAACTGTTCTCCTCACCAAGCCCCAAGCGTAAAGTCGGTGGGCATCACTGGACAGCTAACAGGAAGCAGAGCAGATTTAATGATTTTGGACGATATAGAAGTTCCTGGAAACTCCATGACGGAGTTAATGCGTGAAAAACTTCTTCAGCTCTGTACGGAAGCTGAATCCATCCTCACACCCAAAAGTGATAGCCGTATTATGTATCTCGGGACTCCTCAGACTACTTTTACTGTTTATCGTAAGCTGGCAGAGCGTTCGTATCGTCCCTTTGTTTGGCCCAGCCGATACCCAAGAAAAGGTAAACTTAGTCAATATGAAGGACTCCTCGCTCCCCAAATAGTTGAAGATATAGATAATGGTGTAGATGAATGGGATTGTACAGACCCAGACAGATTTAATAATGACGACCTATTGGAACGTGAAGCATCCATGGGTCGTTCTAACTACATGCTTCAATTCCAGCTGGATACCAGCTTAACAGATGCGGAAAAGTTCCCCCTTAAGATGGCTGATCTGGTTGTCACTTCTGTTGGGCCTAATGAGGCTCCAGACAACTGCGTATGGTGCTCAGACCCCTCAAACGTCATCAAAGATCTCCCAACAGTGGGACTCCCTGGTGACTACTTTTACTCTCCTATGCAGTTACAAGGAGAGTGGACACCTTACACCGAAACAATTTGCAGTGTGGATCCCTCTGGAAGAGGAACAGATGAAACAGCTGCCTCCTATATATCCCAAAAGAATGGGTTCCTATACCTCCATGAAATGCGAGCTTATAGAGATGGATACTCAGACCGTACACTCCTCGACATCCTAAAGGGATGTAGTAAATACGGTGCTACTAAATTAGTCATAGAAACTAACTTTGGTGATGGTATGGTCTCTGAACTCTTTAAGAAGCATATTCAACAGACAAAACAATTTATAGATGTAGATGAAGTACGTGCTAATGTTAGAAAAGAAGACCGTATTATTGATGCTCTTGAACCTGTCCTTAATCAGCACAGACTTGTGGTTGATAGGAAGGTTATAGAATGGGATTATAAATCTAATCCTAATGAAGCACCTGAACTTAGACTCATGTATATGCTCTTCTATCAAATGAGTAGAATGTGTCGTGAAAAAGGTGCAGTAAAGCATGATGACCGTCTTGACTGCCTTGCTCAAGGTGTACAATACTTCACTGATGCTATGTCCATCTCTGCTAAAGAAGCAATAGCAATGCGTAAGCGTGATGAGTGGAATAGTATAATGCAAGATTTCCTTGAACATCCTCATAAATCTGCTAATCATCTAGTGTTGGGAATGAATAAAGACCAAAGAGATAGATCTCAAGGTCACGATGGTAACTCTTCAGTCCCTACCTGGGTTTAGACCGACCCCATCCTTATACAGGGGAAGGGAAGGGTGGACCCGACCCCTATGAGGAGGGATCTCACGACCCTCCTCTCTATTAACTTGATATCCTCTGATTGGATATCCCTTTAATTACCACCACTAAACTACCCATGACTGCCCCAAAACAACTTAAACAGCGTTATTATTATATATTCTGGTCTATAGCAACTTTAGCAGTTGTATTAGGTCAAATATATGTAGCTATAAGCTATAGAGGCTTAACTTCAGCACTTAGAGAAGTGTTATTATGACAGATACACCTATAATAGTAACAGGCTGTCAAAGAAGCGGTACTACTATAACTGCCCATATCTTAGCTAATGCTAAACAGTATATAGTCTTAGAAGACACAGATTGGGCTCCTACTCCCCAACATGTTCAAACTCTTAAAGATTTAGTTTATAGTGGTAGAACTAGATTGGTAATTCAATCTCCTCAAGCTTTATATAATTTCCATTTCATTCATCACATGATACCTCAAATTCACTGGGTATGCTGTAAACGTGATAAAAATGATATAATAACCTCTATGCAACGTATAAAATGGATGCAAGACGTCTATACTGACCCCTTACCGTTCTATACTGATCATATACGCTATATGAACTCCCAATGGGGACTACTAAAACAACTTTTACCCAAAGATAACTGGACTGAAGTAAGATATCCTGACGAATTACAAGATTTTCCCGAATTTATACCTCAAAACCTTAGAAAAGACTTTACCGTTAAGCAACACCGACTAAATGAGCCTAAAGGTTCCAAATATTGGCTTAATGACGAAAAAGGACACGCTGAAGTTGCTGAAACTTCAAAAGAAGGCTCAACTATGTTTAAATCGGGAGAAAGCTCTCAAAATACTGCATAAGTACCATAAAAAAATGATAAAAATGTCTGAAGGGGTATAACGTTCTAGCCTGGACGCTGTTCCCCCCATTGGGGTCATTATTTATTTATATTTAACAAGATTTTCCTGGAACTAACTGAAATTAATAATAATAAGTTGGTATTACTAATAGAAACTGAATGAAATGCTAATTAATTAGTTGCT